TTTTTGAGTGGGAGTGACAACATGATTATTGAATTAGATTTCGCTAGTCGAAGTCTATTATTCGCTAGACTAGCGAGTATAGCTTACGACAATAATATAAAAAATGTAAGAAAACAAGTTAAAGAATTGGGATTTACCATAGTCGAATTTTATGATGTAGATGGTGCCCAAGCATATCGTTTTATGAATAAAGACGATATAGTTATTGCTTGTCGTGGTACAGAACCAACACAATGGAACGATATAAAGGCAGACTTGCAAGCTATACCGGTAAAATCAGAAACTAAAGGCAAAGTACACAAAGGCTTCAAAAAAGAAGTTGATGATATATGGCCGTTAATTAAAAATGATTTACTAAGAATTAAAAAAGAAAGAATAGCCTGGTTTACCGGTCATAGTCTGGGTGCTGCAATGGCAACTATAATGGCTAGTCGTTGTGAAAACGATCCTGAAATGCCAACTGTACACGAACTTTATACATATGGGTCACCTCGTGTAGGTTATCGGGCGTTTGTAGATGAATTAGCAGCAACACATCACAGGTGGGTTAACAACAATGATATAGTTACTCGAATGCCGCCTGCATTTATAGGTTATAGACACGATGGTATCGAACACTACTTAAATTCGTTTGGTAATATTAGAAAAATGACTTATTGGCAGCGTATCAAAGATCGATGGCGCGGAATGATAACTGGTTTAAAAAATGGTACCATCGACAATTTCAGCGATCATAGTATGAGTAATTATATTAAGTATATAGAAGCATACACAAAAGGTATTGAATATCCACAACGTTAAAACAACTGTAGCCGTAATTATCACGCATTTAAGATGCGTGATAATTTTCGATATTAATTATTTCTGTTCCCAAGTAAACTCAATAGCATCTGAAACAAATTAATGAAATTGAGATAAAGATTAAGTGCCATTTCGATAGCAAACTTAGCAGTTTCTTCGGCATTCATTCTGCCACTTATAAAAACACTTTTTGCCATTTGTGTGTCATATGCTGTCAACCCTGTAAAAATAACTACACCTATAACACTAACTGCAAATTGTAATGCAGATGATTGTAAGAAAATATTAACAATTGCAGCAACAATAATACCAATTAGTCCAACAATAAGAAAACTACCCCAATTGCTAATGTCCTTTTTAGTTGTATAACCATACAAACTTGCTCCTGCAAAGGTTGCTGCAGTAATAAAGAATACTTGAGCAATGCTTGCCGCAGTATAAATGGCAAAGATAGTGCTAAGGCTTACGCCCATCACGGCAGTAAACACATAATAAAATGTTCGTGTGGCTATGAAACTCCAGTTACGTCCGGCAAAACTATAGTATAGAATCATACCCAACGGAGCAAAAACAAATAGCCACATCAACGGTCCCATACTTGCTATAGCACCGCTAGCGTATGTAACGTAAGCAACTGCACCACTAATAGCTAAACCAATAGCAGTGTAGTTATAAAGAGCAAGCATAAAAGTTCTTAGTGCATCATCGTATGCTGCACCGGTCATTGTACGAGTGTTCATAAGTCACCTTCCTTGCGATTCTCGCTATAGTAAACATCGAACGATCCTCCAGGATATCGTGATTCGAGTTTACGAACATTCTCTGCTAATACTTCATTTGGATCTTCTCCAATTGCACGACAGGCACTTACGAAATACCAAGCAATGTCGCCTAGCTCACGCTTCATATGAAAGATAGTATCCTCATTCATAGGTTTGCCTTGGAACACACATTTCTTAATAATTTCATTAAACTCGCCGCCCTCACTAGCAAGGCCAATGCCACCAGTCATTAATAATGCAATATTTACTGTTTGATTTAGTTCACGTAAACGCACAATTAGTGCTTCTAGATCGTTACTTGTATCACTTGTTACTGCTTTTACAAAGTCAGTGTATGCATTAAGATTTACTTTTTTTATCATTGTTTCCTCATTTTTGTTCTTTTTTTGATTTTAATTCTTTTATTCTATTTTCCATATACTTTAAAAGTATGAAAGATTCATTATCATTAATGTCGTATCGTTCTTTAGCATGACCGTTAACGGTTTTAAAATGCGATAGTTCATTTTCTAAATTAGCTAGTGTATTCATTTCGATACTGTTCAATGCCATGAATTTACTCCTCAGACGGCAAAACTTTCACCACAACCACATTTCGCTGTGGCGTTAGGATTTTTTACTGTTAGATAACTACCGCCTAATTCACGAACATAATCTACAGTACAGCCAAAAACAAACATTTCAGCCATTGGATCTAACACTAATAAATCATCAACGACTGTACCCTCAGAGGTGTCGTCTGTGAAGTTCCATTCATACTTGAAACCACTACAGCCGCCACCTCGTACATTTAAATAAACATACTTTTTTCCATTGTCTGAAATCATCTTAGCAAGATAATCTTTAGCACTAGAAGTAATGTTTAGTATCATTCGCACCAACTTTGTTTTGCTTCGCCATAGTATTCTCTAGCGTAACCTTTTTCAATCAGTAGCATTCGCAAACTGTTGCCGTCTAAGATAATATCGCCTAATACTCTGCCGCCGTATTTGTCCCAATTCATAATAGCAACTTGTTGTGTTTTACTGGTTGCTACTAATTTTTTAGTAAATGCACTAGCGGCTGCACCCATCTCCGCTTCTTTTGGACACATTGCACGGTGACCTTTTTCGGGAGTGTCTACACCGAACACACGGATTGAAAGTTCTTTTTTAAGTGGATCAGGTAAAAATGGTGCTTCAAATGCTACTGTATCTCCGTCAATTACTCTTGTAATTTTAAAATCATGAATTACTGATTGTTTTTGTTTTTGTGCAATTGCAGTGGTAGCTGCAATCACTACAATTAATGCACTTACTAATAATATTTTCATATTTTTTCCTTTTCATGATGTAATCTACATCGTTGTCAGATATTTATGAGTCTTCAGCAGGCTTTTCGCTAAACAATTTCCACTTGTTTTCTTGATAGCCGTTGGGTTCAGTAGGATCCCATTTCTTTGCATCTGGTAAGGGATCTTTTTGTTGAGTAATATTCGGCCATAGCTTGCTATACTTTTTATTAAACTCGATCCATTCTTTTGCACTTGGATCTGTGTCTGGTTTAATAGCACCTGCTGGACATTCAGGTTCACATACTCCGCAATCAATACATTCTGTTGGATTGATAACTAGCATGTTTTCGCCTTCGTAAAAACAATCAACAAGCTAAGGGCAGACTGCAACACAATCTGTATACTTGCAAAGAATGCAAGAATCATTTACGATATATGTCATAGTCTACCAAAGCCTCCTGTATAAAGATTCCGTCTTTTTTCGGGACATACTGATGTATGTCTATATAATTTTTGATGCATTCGCTATAGCCTCCAAATCGTTTTTTAGGTTTATATTTTTCAGAACTTGAAAGTATTTCTTGTTCTGCTGTTTACATAGTTACTTTATCGTAAAAATAAAATCCTTCATGCTTACAATATGTATTATGCCTTTTTCTGTGCAATTAAAAACTCTTCGATAAGGTCTTCTTTTTTACGTCTCATACTCATTTCAATGCCGTATTTCTCATTACCAAGATTGACAATTTCTTGCTTAGACATTTTTTCTAAGTCAGTTTGAGTAATTAAGCTATCTGAAGCTTTTTGTTTAGTCTTCGGCTTTACGACAACTGGTTCAGTAGCAACAACCGGTTCATTGTTAAGAACTCGATCTTTTGCTGTAAGAACTAATGTATTGCTAACTGCAACTTCTTCTTTGTGCAACCCAAGCACTTTTTTAATACTATCTAATAACCCCATAATAATCTCCCTTAATCTATACCTAAAATTAGTTTTGCATCTTCGCTCATTTTATCTGGCCCCCATTCGGGAATAAATGTAATATCTACATCTACATTATTAATACCAGTGACTGACCAGCAGGCCATTTTTACATCCATTACAATGTCGTCTACACTCGGGCAAAACGGACTAGTTAAACTCATTAGTATATGACACTTATCATCGTCTAGTGTAATATTATAGATCAACCCCAGATCATAAATGTTAACACTAATCTCCGGATCATAAACGTGTTTTAAATTTTCGACAACTCGTTCAAGTCTGACACTTGTGTCAGCATCTTGAATGTCAACATGTCCTCGTGATTCCTGAACCATACTTCTATCCCGTGTCTTTGATGGTCGTAACGCCAGCCTCCGTAATTATCGCCAAACTGAGTGTTTAGTAATGTTATGAAGGCTGCTCTGTTAAAATAGTTTTCTTTAATAAACATTGTGCAGTAAAACTTGTCGTCTTGCCGCCAATTAGCACACCACTCTAAATTAAGAGGCGAATTCCTCATCTTCACGATGTCCTTGGCGATAAGCCATATTGCTATCGGTTTCACGCACTTCTACACGTGAGCACCATAGGCGTTCAGCTTCGCTATAGCTTGGTAAGAAAATCGTGTTGATATATTCGTATAGGAATTCTGCAATGCCTTCGCAACCAGTTTTACTTACCATTGTAATTTTAGCAAGTCCTAGTTCGCCTAGGCGCAATAATTCGTCTTTCTTAGGATCGTCTTCTGCTACTAGTAATGTATGGTCAAACCAATCTTCTAGTAATCCTTTAAGCGGCTTTAATCCGCCATAATCCATTGCCCAATTTCTTGCATCTAGTTCATCTGTTTCAAACTCGAAATGAAAACTAAATGCATATCCGTGGATTTGATTGCAATGACTGCTAGCTCTCCACTGACGATATGCACATGGTGCAATTTGTTTATAAGTTTTTGTTGATACGTATTTTTTTGCCATTTTATACTCCTGTGCAATACGGAGTGTGCGGAATATTTATAGTGGGTCGAACACCTAGTCCACTCGTATTATTACTTATCATCGCTTGTCGATGACTTTATCTGCAAGACCATAATTAACAGCTTCTTGCGCTGTCATAAAATAATCACGATCCATATCACGTTCGAAATCTTCGTATGTTTTACCTACAGTATTATGCTTAACATACAAGTCTGTCAACATACGTTTCATTGCAGTAATTTCTTTGTATTGGATTTCAATATCACTTTGCATCCCACGAGCACCGCCGCTTGGCTGGTGAATCATAGTCCGGCTATGCGGCAATACAAAACGCTTACCTGGTGCGCCTGCTTGTGCTAAAAATGATCCCATACTACATGCTTGCCCCATTACTACTGTTGCAACATCCGGCTTGATGTATTGCATAGTATCATAGATGCTCATACCTGCAGTAATCACCCCGCCCGGGCTATTGATATACAGCGTAATATCTTTGTCCGGATTTTCACTTTCTAGAAACAGTAATTGGCTAACAACTAAGTTAGCACTATAATCTTCTACTGGACCGTTTAGCATTATTACACGGTCTTTGAGCAAACGACTATAAATGTCGTAGCTACGTTCACCTTGACTTGTTTTGTCAATTACGATAGGCACTAACCCCATTGTGTTACTCCTAACTCACTGTATGCAATTTGAATTGCTTTTGATTGATAATATGCATCATAATACGCATTATGAAGACTTTTTTGCATTTTCTTACGCGGATCTTCTCTTAGCAGACTAAACAATGTTCTGCTATCTTTAACTTGCCAAAATTGCCACGGAATGGGTCGGCTTACACTACGATACATGTTTTCAAGAATAGTATAGTCGAAACCATATCCTTGACCCCAGAATGTATTCACACCAACAACCCACTTGTTTAAGCTATCAAGTGCTTGATGAACTGTCATAACTTCGTTTGGATTACTTTGGTCGAAAGCCTCTTCCATAATAGCGGGGTCTTGTTTGCCCCACCATTCAATGGTGCTATCACTAACCGATCTGCCTAAGCGATCCTGGTCATCGATACTGATTTTAAAATACAATTTATCATAGGGCTCATTTGCGGTGTATGGATTAAACTTTACACCACCGAGTGATAATACTGTTGCACTAGGACTTGTATCTAGCGTTTCCAAGTCTAGTGTTGCATGAATTGTCAATTAATCAAACCTTTCTGCTACTTGAATGACATGTTTACATTTACCATGAAAGTTAAAACCAGTGCAACTGCACTCGAATCCTTTGTCTGCCATCGTCACAGCATACTCGCTTCCCGGCTTACTACCAGGCACTGCCCACTGCGTTCCCACTAATTGATTGCCTTTAAAGGTCCAATCACTAGGAGCATAGTAACGTTTAGCAAATCGTTTCATGGCAGCCTCTTAGCTATTACATGTTTAATATATGACAGAAATGTGTAGATGTCAAGTTATCTACGCATTGCAGCAATATCTTTTGCTGCTTCCGGGTTATCTTTCCTAATAGGTACTGCGTTGCTTTTATGCATTGTTGCAATACCTAGTAGTTCGTTGCCAGTATATGTTTTGCGACCTTTTGCAACACCATTGCCTGCCACTCGATCGCTTGTTAGTCTAGGACCAGTAGACAAGTTAGGCATTTCACAAATACCTTGTCTGCGTCCTTTTTTATCGTGTGGTAGTTTCTGTTTTAAGCTTTCATCGTCAACACCCATCTTTTTCAAGAACTCTAGGTGTTGACGCTCTGCTTCGAGTTGTCGTGCTGTTTTCTTAGACGACTTTTTGCGATGGTATTTTGTAGTGGTCATGTGAGGACCAACAAGGTGCATTGTCATTTTTAATTCAATAATTGGAGACGAAGACGTAGGCGAACACGTTGCCCTACATAATAATTGTTTGCTTGTGTAGCATTCATACGAATTGGAACATTATTACCCATTACATTAAAAATAACATCAACTTCATTTGCAACAGTCTGAGCGACGTATTCGGTGTTGCAAACTTCTACTTGTCTAACTCTTGAATTATTTGCGCCATTATTTGCACCAACCATGCCACCGATAACAGCGCCTGCAATAGCACCATTATCCTTACCGGTAACACCCTTACCTAGTAGCCCACCGATAATCATACCAGTAAGCGCACCGCCTGCAGCATTGTTGTTGTTTGTAGTTCTATTTTCAATATAGCAATTTTGTACTGGTTGTTGAGTTTTAATCCAAATTGACTCTTTGTCAACTACATTACCCCACACTTCAAAACTTCTGCTTTCTTGTGCAAATGCAGATGTTGCGGCAAGTGTTAGTGCAAGTGCTAGTGCAAGTGCTAATAGTATTTTTTTCATAGTTGTATCTCCATATTACCACATACTTAACTTACAACAACACATTTTGTATGTCAATCTATTTCATGCCAGGTTTCGTGTTTTTGTATTACAAACACAATCATTGCAATGTCAACTAAATCGTGCTCTTTAATATATTCGACTGCACGGTTGTAATTATAAAAAGTCATTACATGTTCTTCTGGATTTAAAAATGTAGGACGTTCTAATACATATACCCACTTATCTTCATCAGGAAACATTACTTTTATTGCATACTTCGTACTCATGATTTAATATTTACTGAGATATTACGTACATAACAATAGCAGTTTACGAATTTATGAAATATACGTCAAGATTGGGCAGTTTAAACTTATTAGAAATGTTCAAATAATATAGTTGACAAAGTAATGTGCCGTTGCTATATTGATTGAACGTAAACACAATATAGCCAATAGGAGGGTTACAATGGCAAAAAAGGGTGGAAAGTCAAAAGGATTTATTTCGCAAGGTCTTCGTCAGTCCTCAATGAAGACTGCTAGCAATGATCCTGCAGATCGTTTGATGAATCAGCTTAAGGCACACCGTGCCGGCAAAAAGACAATGGTTACCATTGAAAATCCTAACAAGAAACAGACTGATAAAAAGTTTATTCGTGTTCCTGGTAAGGATGTATTTAAGAATATTTATAAAGGCTAACGCTGTTAACATAATAAAAGGCACAAGATTTAGTTAAAAACTCTTGTGCCTTTTGTTCTACACCACTTGATGTAGTGTCATAAATGTGTAGCGCATCACAGTATAAGAAATACTGTTATGTTTGCAATTACTCCTACTATAAGCGTAATTGCTATTTTATTTTTTTTTAGATAATTAATCACTTTATTAACTTTGCGTAGCTTAGTTAATTTTTTTTTGGCTCGGCGGGCTTGCTTTGTCCGGTGCTGTCAAACTGTTTACTACGAGTCTGATACTTGTCAACTATCGCATCAAGTTCTAATTTCTGTTCTTGACTGAGATTTTTGTCCAGCAAGTGTCTATGTTCCAGCACCATACTCAACTTCATGTTCATACGAATCATATCGTTGTCCAACATGCGTACACGGTCAACAAGTTTGATTAATGTACCCATAGTAGCACCTAGAACCGGATCAATTTCTTCTGTCACCCATTTCCAGATAAAGAATATAAAATATCCAAGGCCCATGGCCGCAATTACTGGGAAACCAAAATCTTTAATTGCGGCTGCTATATCAATTTCCATCAGTCACGTCTCGCATCTTCTTTACCTTCGTTAGCTGCAATACGGTCTACGTTAGGCTTAACACCTAGTGTGTAACTTAACAGTGCGTCTATCTTAACTAAGTCGTTGTTCATGGTCTGTACACGGTTATCTAACTGTGCAATGATATTTTTAAGTGTCGTTGCTGATCCAGTTACCCCGGCAAGAATAAACTTTAGTGTAAGAAAGACGAAACCACCTGCCGCTAATGCGCCTGCTATCGGGAATCCTACTTCGCTTACCAGTATTAAAAAGTCCATGTTATGTTATTACCTTTGTTAATTGCTTACTTCAAGCAGACCGCCGATGTTAGGATTGTCTACTATTATGTTGCCAGAATATTGTGTAGGTAGCTGGGTAATGTCGTAACTCTCGCCACGTTTTAATGCGGCAAGATCAAGTTTTGCAACTTGTCTTAGTTCTTTTGTTGCTAGTGTAGAAATGCCATTTGCTGCCATAATAATATTTAGTTAATATCTTACTTTAAATTCATTAAACTATATTTTAGTTTATTCCATTCTTTACTTTGAATCATCATTATCGGAAACATTGTTGTTTGGAACCATGTTTCGTATGCTTGCATGTGCATTAGCGTTAGCTGTCTAAATAAATCCATCTTCTTCTCCTGTTACTTCGAAGTTGCACGATAAATGCCGTCAAAGTTTTGAATATCTGATTCAGCTAATTCATCAATTCTATCTTTCATCATTTGATAATACTTAACAAGTGACGCAGGACCATTATCAATTAGCCAATTTGCTTTAACCATAGCTTGTATCCAGTTACTAGATCTGTATTCGTCTAAGAACTGTTGATGTGTTACCCAGAAATCAGTTCTCGGTGTGTCTCTCCAAACTACTGTATAGATTGTAAGTGCTTCAGTTTTTCCTTTAACTGCTAGCCAATCTAATTCTACAACATGGTAGAAATTTTTAGCTACTTCCGCAGTTTTTGGACCTAGAATTAACAATACACCGTATGGCTTTGTTTGTCCTTCTAAGCGAGCGGCAGTGCTAACACTATCACCTAAAACGTCATAACCATAACGCTTATAGCTACCAATATTGCCAATAACAGTAGGACCAGTGTTGATACCAGCACCCATTCCAACCGGCGGCTTACCTTTTGCTTTAAGTTCTTCATTAAACACCTCCACAGCATCAATCATTTCGATTGCAGTCTTCACTGCAACACATTCATGATTATCTTGATCGAATGGTGCTCCATTGATGTGTAAACTAGCATCACCGATGTATTTGATAATAGTGCCTTCATTACATAATACTGGCTGTGTAATTGCTTCCATATAATCGTTCATTATTTGACGCAATCCTTCAACATCGTCACCATAACTTTCGCCTAATGGAGTAAATCCACGTAGGTCAGTCATTGTTATACTAATGTTTTTCTTAACCCCACGTTCTATAACGCTAGGGTCTTTGACCAGCAAATCGACAATCTTGGGTGATACGTAGCCTCCGAATTGTTTTTTGATCTTTTGCTTTTGTAAGAATTCACTTACGAACTTAACAGTATATCTTATTAGTCCAACCAACAGTAAAAATGCTGCAGGCAAAAATCCATCAAGCAAGAAGTTGTAAGTAGCAAACGCATAGATGCTACCACCTATAGATGTTCCAACTAAGATTAAGAATATGCCAATACCTGCATAGGTCCAACGTGCTGCTAATATTAATACTAAACCGGCAAGTATGAACGCTAGCATTTCAGCACTGTTTGACCATGCAGGGCGTTCTATGTTACTTGCATTAAACACTGTGCCTAACATCATAGCCTGTAGTTCATGTGGCCACACGCCGCCCTTAGCTGTTGCAATTGGTTGTGTAATGCCAGCCGCAGTGGGACCTACAAATACTATACCTCCAGCAAAGTCTGCAGGCAGTTCTGCGGCACTGTGACTGCTAAAGCCTTGACTCCAGTCTAACCACACTCTGCCCAATTCATCAGTTTGTAATGGACCATATTGTGGGATACGCAGTTTGTCAATGCCAATTGGTGATAGTTTGATTTGAAAACTAGGGTCACCTGCAAGAACACGCAGAATTTCCATTGTTACGTTGGGGTATAGTATTCCACCGCTTTCTAGTATCAGTGGAGCACGTCTTGTGACACCATCTATTTCTGGAAAAGTATTAACAATTCCTGATCCAACTGCTGCATTTTCAATAACAGGCACGTTTGCTGTGATACCAGGCACGCTAGGAATAAGATCAATGTAGTCGCTGTTGATAATACTAGCACCTGGATTGATCGGTTCGTTTTTGTTATCTGCTGTACCCAACATCGTAACTATAACAGGGTAATTACCCATAGTAGTTGATAATACACTGTCTTGACCAGCACGGTCTGTTTCACTCATCAACACATTGAATACAACCAACCCTGCGCCACGTGCATAGAGATCTTCAATGAGTGCAGCATATTCACCTCTTGGCCAAGGCCACTGTCCTTGAGCAGCAATGCTTGCTTCATCTATGTTTACTGTGTATATATTGTTGTCCACTGGTTGTTGATTTACAATTAGTTGGTCAAAGTAACGTAATCTAAGACTTTCCAAAAAATCAGGGTTACTGAACTGTAGCCAGCCCAACAACCCTAAAACTACAATGCTCCAAACAGGTGATAACAAAAGTTTTTTCACAATTTTTTTCCTAACAATTTTGCTTTTAAGATATCTGCTTCTGATTTAGGTTTTTCTTTTACTACCTCAACTTTATCGTTTGGTATGCTGTTTGCAGTCTCGCTCCACGGATAACTTTTTGTAAACGCATCAATTCGAGACTTGATTTTAGCAGCCCTGACAGCAACTTCTGAGGGACCTACATCTTCTTGTTTCTTTTCTGCAAATAGATTTCTAAACCAGTTCATTTAGTATATTTATTTTATAAACTCTATATATAGAATTAATTTTAAGTTACTGATTTTATCTTATAATTAGCCAGAAAAATAGGCTCCGAAGAGCCTATTTTGTTTTTATATTAGAATCTTAACGATAGTCCGGCACTAAGAGATGTGCTGCTTGATTTTTCTGTTCCATACTGTGTTGCTGAAACATTTATATTTGCTTTGCCTATATCTTTATTAAGGCCAACACCTAGCTTTGTGCTACCATCAGTGTTATAAATTGCACTCAAGTTTACCAATCCTATATCTACTCCGGCGCCGATAGTTGCATAACCGTAGGTTTCATCAGAACCAGTGTTGAACAATCCGGCTTGTATACTTCCTATTTCGCTATACCCATCAGTTGATTTTTTGCCGAAAGTATAGCCTAATATTGGATGTAAAACATCTGTATTTGGTCTTACTTCAACACTTGCCCAGTTGTCACTTGCTGATGTTTGACCGTGTGCAGTGAATGTACCAATAGTTCTGCTGTACGCTAGGTCAGTTGATGCAGTATTAGCAGTACCGGTGATTGTAAATTTTTCCATTTCTTTGCCGACTGTGATACCAAGTTTAGTTGTACTCGATACACCAGTTGAATTATTACCCGACAAATCAGTCGACATGTTAACAAGCCCGCCGCCTATTATCAAGCCGTTATCGGTTGTGGTATTTAAACCCAGTGAGAAATACTGTGTATCAGCAGCGTATCCAGTGTCTGTTTCACTACTTATACGTCCAACATTAACACCAGAACCAAATCCAATGTTATGTGCTAGAGTTAGGTCTAACATTGCATTTATTTGGTCCATACGTCCTGTAGGATTTTGCATATCATACAATTGTTACAATTATTCTGTATTGTTAGGTTTAAATACTATCATGCATTATCGTTCAATTTTTATATCAGATATACATTTGGGAACAAAAGGTTGTTCTGCTGATGAGTTGTGTATTTTTTTGAAGAATAACACTTGCGACAATTTATTTTTAGTTGGAGATATTGTAGATGGGTGGCGTTTGAAAAAACGGTGGTATTGGCCTCAAAGTCATACCAATGTAGTAAGAAGAATTTTAACAGCAGCCAAACGCGATACAGATGTATATTATCTTTTGGGAAACCA